CTTTACTAAGTATAGAACCTAAAGGACTAAAAGCTGTGTCTCCAGCAACTGTTCTTAAAAATGGATTAAAACTACCTTTTCCAAAAATAGCTGGACCAAATTTAAATGCAGCTAAACCTAATGCAGCCTTACCTAACGGTGACTTTGCAAGTTTCTTGACACCTCTTACAGCTTTCTTTATTCCTTTTGCTATACCACCTAAAAAAAATGCTTCTCTATCCAAATCTTCTATGTTCATTATACCACCGTCCATTGCACCTATTCTTCCACCTTCTGCTGCAAAGAAAGTAGGATCAAATTGTGATCCTATAATACGAGAAGATAAAAGTTGTGTTGGATTTGTAGTATCATCATTGTCGTCATCATTACCTACATTACAATAAGCTGGTGGGTTGGGTCCTTTACAAGGATCCGTTATTTGATTTTCACCATCTCCACGCATTAACCCTCTATCTTGACCTATATCTTGTTTAAGAGCATTCCATTCAGCGTTTGTGTAAAGTTCACCTGTATTAGGATTAACTAAATCTTTAGGTTTAGGTTTATCCATAAAATTTCCAAGATCACCTTTAGCAAATAAATTAGGATTATTTCTTTGCGTTAACATAAAGTCAGGAAAATTTTGTGGTACAGCTGTTAATTTTTCAAAAGGTCCTCTTGTTGGATCTGTAAACATACCTCTTAATTTATCTATATCAGTAATTCCTTTAGGCTCATAACCATAAGCTAATTCTTGAAAAGCATCAAAGCCGATAGGAGTTTCTTCATCAACACCTTCTAATAATCTGTCGATCGTAGTAAGGTCTGCTCCTTGACTTTTTAAATAATTTCTGTAGGCAACTAAATTATTGAAAGAAGATTTTTTTGCACCAGGCAATGATCTTGCTAAATTGTAAGCTTGTTTTCTTCTATTTGTTATTAGATCTTTAAAAAAATTAGATTTTGCTGGTGTCTTAAAAGTGCCACTTGCTATTTGTTTATTTATTTCTTGTTGTTTTTGAAAACCTTTTTTTTCTGCTTGATTATGTCCTGCAAAAGGATCTGAACCTGCTCCTGCATTTGGAGTATCTTTACCACTTCTTTGATCTGATTTAGCTTGATCCTCTGTCTTACCTGCATGACCTGCATGACCAAATTGTGACATCGATCTACGTGGTGACATATTTTTACTTTTTCCAGATCCCATACCAGTAGCACCTTTTCCAAGATCTTTACCACCACCTTGAAATCCGATACGTCCACCTTTAGCTAGTAGTTGTTTGTATTGTTGTGCGTTTGTTATGGCCATTGTGTTATCTTATTTTGTTTTACCAAAAATATCAAGGCTAGGCATAATAACTCTGACATCTTTTCTTATATCAGATTCTGGAATTCCCTTCGATTTCCAGTCATTATCATCTTTATATTCTTCACCTGTCTTCATATTTGTTATTGTTGTTATAATTTCTTTTGGTTTTATTATTGGTAGATCTTTCATTATGTTGTTATCTCCTTCTTGATGTTTAGATAGCTAACTGCTACATCAAATGAGTCTGTGTTACTTGATAGTACAGTTAGGGTATTACCGCCTTCAACCACCAAAGGTTGGGTAAGTAATTCTGTTGTTACATTAGCAGTCAAAGCTGCTGATTTTATAGCCGTAATACTGTTGTTTGTAATTGTGACTGTTGGTGTGCCAGCTGAAGTTACTAATATAGATTTAATTACATATGTTTCACTTACTAAAGGATTACCAGTTCCAAAAGGGTTAATAGCACTTCCTGATGTACTGTTGTCTGTTCCTACAAATTTATATTGATTAGCCATTAGTTAATAAAAAAGTTAAACGCTTCAATTTCATCTTTCAATTCTTCTTGAAACGTTGAGTTTAATTTTTCTACAATCGCATCAAGATCTCTTACTTGAGCTTCCGCAGTCTGTACATCATATTCATTTGATGGTCTAGTTATAACTTGTACAATTTTTGCCATTATCTTCTTCCGTCTGGTTGTATATCTAACCTAAAAGTTCCTAACTTCCAACTTTGATTAGTTGTAGTATTTGCTATTTTAAGTGAAACAGCTCTAGCTCTTGCACGTGTATCTACTTTTTTGGTAGATGATGAAACTGTAAATGGACCTAAAGAAGAACTAGCTTGTGTATCATTTGGATAATCTCTTAATAAAAATGTAACTTGTGTATTACCTGTTTGAGATAAAAAGTCAGGTACAAATCTTCTTATTTTCATGAGATACTCACCATCTCCTTTAAAAGTTGCCATACCTGTTGATTGTCCTGTTGATGTGGCTCTTGCTTGTGTAATATCATAATCTCCTGATTCAATGCTTGCAACAATTGCTGTAGTTGCACCACCTTGAACTTGATCAGTTCCTGTTTCGTGTTCATAGTATATTGTTCTACCTTCTGTGTTGCCTACAACGTCAAAAGATGTATCAGTTCCAGCCTCATATGATAGAGCATGTGGATTACCAAATACTGCGGAGTCTTCCCACATAGTTCTAGCAAGTGATCCAACAGTCCATACAGGTCTTTGTGGTGACGAATCAAAATAATTATATGTAACTTGTCTATTAACTACTGATGATCCTGTTGTAGGATAGAACCAAGTAACTTCTCCAAACAAATTATTTAATCCAGCAGACACCATCTGATTACCAGATTCTAAATTTATATTATCATAAACAAAGTCTTCTACTAAACATGGTAGTGATTCTAGTTTACCAGCATATCTAAAGAAACCATTTTCTGACATCCAATATGCAGCACCATCAACTTCAACACATGCATTTTGTCCTGCAAGTCCACAGTTAGTTCCAACTTGTGCAAAGGCAAAAGTAAATGGTTGACCAACAAAACGTTGAGTGAATAATGCTGTATCCGTCCAAACATAAATTGCATCCCTACCTCTAATCGCTCCTCTGATCTGTGATCCGTCGGCCAGTCTCTGTGTACCAGCTGTATTAGTTGCTGTAGGTGTATAAGTATTAATATCTTCTTGATCCGAAAATCTTACAAACATATTATCTTGTGTTGATGTATCTCCAATAGTTGTTTCTGTACCAAAAAATACTAAGTGTCTATCGGGAGTGGATACTAACATATGACGTGAGGCTGTTGGTGCACCAGATATAATACTGGCTCTAATTGTTTCTGCATTTGTTGCTGCAGAATTCCATTCGAAAACAGCACTGTCGTGAATTAAACAAATTGCTTTATCACCAAAATTATCTAATGACCACATACCAGGCTCAAGAACTAAGTCACCTGATGCAGCTTCACCCCACGCTACAAAATTTGTTGTGCTAGTTACAGTGGCTCCACCACTATGGGCTGCAGCAGAGGTTCCTCTAACTTCTCTTGTTACACCTGTAAGTTCATTACCAGATATACCTGTATACGATATTTCTTCGTTATCTATTTTTATAAAATTTGTTCCTGAACTTGGAAACTGTGACACATCTCCTAATATAATACCTGTAGTTACAGCATCATTAATACCATTTGTTAAGGTTGTTGTAGGTTCTCCAGCAACTTCTCCACCCCAAGATCCGAGTGACCAACCAAAACCTTTAGCTTGTACAGCGGGTCCTACAGGATAATAATGTTGTATTCTTATACCCCCAGATGTTGTTGCACCAGATCCAGATTCATTACTTAACATTGTAATAGTAATGGTTGTGCTTGATGGTACAGTTGTTACCATAAATTTTTTATCATTAAAATCAGCTGCTGTGTAATCTGAGTTAGTTATAGAACTAAAGTTATCTAATAATATTATATCTTGTTCACCGATATTGTGTGGAGAGCTAAACGTTATTGTAACAATGTTTGATCCGTTGCTCGTGCTAAATGCATTTGAAAGCGTTGTTGTAGATTTAATAGGATGTATGTCATAAAATACACCACCTGAATATGCATATAAAATTCTGTTTGTACCAATAATTGCGTATTTTCTAGCTTTACTATTTACAAAATGATGAAGTCCTCTACCTGCACCAGTTAATGCATCATCTCCTAATTGTTTCCAACCACCTATTTTCTCAGGTGTGCCATATCTAAACCTTACATTATCACAGTCAGTCCATTGACCTTCTGCTCCTGTAGGCGTTAATTGTTTATTGATACCAGGCTGAAACCCTATTTTTTGTAGCATATAAAATTCCTGTTTATTAGGTATTATAGCAAATTGTGTGTGATTTCAATATGTTTAAAGCAAGGGGAATCTGTGGTGGATCATCCCCTCGCAAGTCTAATGTATAGACTATTTTATAATTTTGTCAACTTAACACCTTTAAACCAAGCGGGTGCCCCTAATAAAGGTCGTTTGTCTAAGTGGTTTTCTTTAGCTGCTTTAGAACTAGCTTTGTTATAATGTAAAAATACTTGTCCACAGTTCTTGCCTTTAAACTCATCTCTCCAATGTTCTAAGTCACAACCAGAATATATTAACATATCACCTGGTTTAAGATCTACTTTAACACCAGCTTGACCTTGTTTACCTGTTGGATCAAGATATATTGGCCATGGATCACCACCTAAGTTTAATGTAGTAGATATTTCACATGAGTATCTATCTTTATGTCTAGCTAATACATCACCTTCTTTATATATTCTTGCATAGGAATACGTAGGACTTAGTTTAATACTAGTGTGTTTTTCCATAACAGGTCTTACTTCTTGTAATAAAGTCTCCATTGCAATATCTGCGTAATGTGAATAAGTATTTGGTACTTGTTCATCATTCCATACACCAAAATATTCTGTAAACGGTGAAATATATTTTTGATCAAATAAAAATCTTGCAACTTCTCTTTTATTTAAAAAATATTTATAAACAAAATTTGCTAGTTCAGGTGAGATAGCTTTTTTTAATACTGTGTATTTATTATTTTTGAACGACATTTAATACTCCTTTTGGTATTGCTTGGCAGTTCCAATGTATAAATCTAAATGGACTGTAGCCCATATCTACAATGTACTGATGTGGTAAGTAAGATGGAAAAAACATTATTCTACCTGGTTTAACTTGATAATTTATTGCTGATGAAGCATGTGTTACTTTTGTTTTATCTTTTTCTGGTAACAAATTCATAACATTACCTGGTCTTGGATCTTCAAACATAGGTAAAGATGTAGACTCATCTGCTTTTAAAAAATAAAAACCAGAAATGTGACCATTCCAATGAGTATGTAAAGTATGGTGTCCACCTCCTTTTTTAGCAAACTCTTGCACCCACATTTCTGTAGTAAATACTTGATGTCCTGACATATCAAAACCCATTTCACCTAATAAGTTATGTGCTGTATTGCCTACATAACCTAGTAGTTGTTCAAAATTTGAATCACCAATTAATGATGTTGAATGAAACACATGACCCATATCTCCTTTGTCACCAAATTTTTTATTACGTTCGTCTATTTTTGGTTTTAATGTTTTCTTAGATGTTTCAATATAAGGATCAGATGCTTTGTTTAAAGCATCAACAAACTTAGGTTCGTCTGCAAACCATATAGGACATTTAAAAAATTCTTCTAATCGTAATTGCATAGGATATCCTTCTGCACTACCACATGACATTTCGTCTAATTTATTTCTTGTTTTTTGTTTTCTAGATTTTTTCTTTTTCATATTTTTTTATTTATATGGCCACCCTAAATTCCAAATAACCAAACTGTTTCTTTCTCCACTTTTAACTGGACATACTCTATGCCACACAAAACCAGGAAATACAACTAAAGATCCTTTAGGCAATATCTCTTTACATTTCATAACATTTCTTTTTTTATCAGGATCCATATTTCTAAAATCAAATTCTAGTTCTCCACCTTTATAATCTTTTGGATCAGATAAAGTAACTGTAACAGATAGTTTTCTAATTTTACCGTGTGATGGATCTCCTTGTTCTCTTTGATATGGTCTATCCCAACCATCACAATGCCAATCGTAATATTGGCCTTTTTTATATTTTGTAAACTGACAAGACTCACTAAAATCCCATTGAAAATTCCAACCAGCTGAAGCATTTGCTTGATGTATGTAAGGTTGAATTTCTTTGTAAATCCATCTATCATTCATCCAAACAATATTAGAATCTCTTTTCTTTTTTAAATCTTTAATTTGTTTTTGATTTAATTTTTTAGAATCACCATAACCACCAGTGACTGCCATTTGATCTTGAAGTTGTTGACCATATTTTACAATGTCATCACAGATACGCGAAGGTACCGCTGATTGAAAATACCAATAATAATTTGTAAGGTTCATATATCTTTATGAACTTAATATAACATTTATTATGAAACTGTCAATGTACCCGAAGCTGTAAATTTAGCTAATTTATCTCCACCGGGGTGAGTTGAAATTGTTGCAGACGGACCTGGGTTAGCAGTAAAAGTAACTGCGCTTGGTCCTCTTAAAATAACGATACCTGATCCACCTGGCATACCATTGTTAGGTGCACCCGGACCATATGATCCACCACCTCCACCACCAGTATTATCAGAACCAGCTGCAGAAGCTCTTGGATGAGAACCACCAGGTCCTCCTAAAACTCCACCAGCTCCACCACCGCCAGCTCCACCTACACCACTAGTACCAGATCCAGATGTTCCACCACCTCCACCACCAGCATAAGATGTATCAGGTCCTAAAATTGTATTTGGTGCACCAGCTCCACCAGCTCCACCATCACCAGAACTAGCATTACCACCATTTGCGGTAGCTCCACCACCTCCACCACCAGATTCTGTATAAGCTCCTGCATTAGCTCCAGCTCCACCATTATTTCCTTGAGGGGGACTAGTTGGAGGTGCATTACCACAACCTCCAGAACCTGGAGTGTTATAACTTCTTCCACCACCTGAACCACCGGGGTTTGCATCTCCACCAACATCAGCTCCTGCTCCACCACCTGTTGCTGTTATACTTTCAAAAACTGAATTTGTTCCATTAGCGTCAGCAGACCCACCAGCACCAACTGTAACCGTATGAGAATTTCCTGATTCAACATTAGAAAAAGGTAAAGAACTACCTCTTAACGGAGAAGGTCCATAACCAGAAGCACGATAACCTCCAGCACCTCCACCACCACAACCGCAGTTACTTGTTCCACCACCTCCACCACCAGCGACCACTAAATAATCTAAACTATATGTTATTAATTTTACAGGCCATGT